GTCCGCACCCCGCCATCCGCCTGGAGCCGCGTCTTCGAAGGCCCCATCGGCGCAGACGGAAACCCCTCGAATCGCGGCGGTCTCACTTCCGCGGAAGTCTCCCTTATGCGCGAAACCTCCCGCGCGCAGCAGCCGACCGATGAGCGACGGCGTATGCCGGCGCCATCGGAGGCGGCACGCGCACGAGCCCTTCCCATCAATGCCAACACTCTTGGCACGCGCACAGTCAGCGCGGGCGCCCGCGCCGAACACCTCGGTCTCCCTAAGGCCACCCCCTCGGGAGGTACGTCATGCTGAACCTGTCTACCAAGCTTACCCTCGACAAGTCCGTCTGGGGTGCAGCCAACCTCACCAGCCGTTTCACCGAAGCTGACCTCGGCTCCATCGGCAACCATGTCTGGGAGTCCTACGCGGCCGACCTCGCTTCCCGCGAAGGCTGGGAGCGCCGCTCTGCTGCTGGCATGGACCTGGCAATGCAGATCTCCAAGGTCAAGTCGTTCCCCTGGCCAAACTGTTCCAACGTCGCTTTTCCACTCGTCACGATCGCCGCGCTCCAGTTCCATGCTCGTGCCTACCCAGCCATCATCTCTGGCACCGAGGTCGTCAAGTGCCGCACTGGCTACGAGCCTACTCCCGAGCGCACTGCCATCGCTGAGGCCGTCGGCAAGTACATGTCTTACCAGGTGCTCGAGCAGGACACCGCCTGGGAGGAAGGCCACGATCGCCTGCTGCTCAACTACGCCATTGTTGGCTGCGCTTTCGTCAAGACGTACTATTCGACCCAGGCCCGCTGCAATACCTCTGAGCTTGTGCTCGCCCAAGACCTGGTCGTCAATTACTTTGCCAAGTCGATTGACACTGCCCGTTGCAAGACCCACATCGTCCCCACTTACCGCAACGAGGTGCTCGAGGGCATTCGTTCCGACTCCCCGAAGTTCCGTGACGTCTCAGCCGAGCCGTGGTTTCTTGCCAACGCTCAGCCCCTGACCCCGTCCGAGCCCCGCGATGGCACGACGGCTCCTCTCTCTTCTCCTTCCACCCCGTTCACATTTCTCGAGCAGCACACTTGGCTCGACCTGGACGACGATGGTTACGAGGAGCCTTACATCGTTACGATCGAGGAGAAGTCCCGCGCTGTTGTTCGCATCGTTGCTCGCTTCGAGCGCGACGAGGACATTACCTACAACACGCGCAGACAAGTCGTCTCCATTCGCTCGACCGAGTACTTCACCAAGTACGGCTTTATCCCCAGCCCGGACGGTTCCATCTACGACATGGGCTTCGGCGTCCTCCTTGGCCCGCTGAACGAATCTGTCAGCTCCGCCATCAACCAGCTGATCGACGCTGGCACGATGGCGATCGGTGCCGGTGGCTTTCTGGGCCGTGGCGCCAAGATTCGCGGCGGCATCTACACGTTTTCCCCGTTCGAGTGGAAGCGCGTGGACTCTACCGGCGAGGATTTGTCCAAGTCCATCTTCCCCTTGCCCGTTCGGGAGCCTTCCAACGTCCTGTTCAGCCTCCTCTCTTTGTTGATCGACTACACCAATCGCATCTCCGGTGCCACTGAGACGATGGTTGGTGAGAATCCCGGCCAGAACACCCCAGCCGAGACCTCCCGTTCCATGGTTGAGCAGGGCATGAAGGTCTATTCGGCCATCTTCAAGCGTACATGGCGCGCCATGAAGGAAGAGTTCCGCAAACTCTACATCCTGAACGCCCTTTTCGCGCCGATCAAGTACCGTCACCTGTTCCTCTACGACCCCAACGACATTTGCCCGGCAGCCGACCCCAACATCGTCTCCGACAGTGAGCGTTTTATGCGCGCTTCTGCCATTGCAGGCCGTGCCTCCACCACTCCTGGCTACGATCCGGCCGCTGTCGAGCTGAATTTCCTCAAATCCTTGCGTGTGGACAACCCGCAGCAGTTCTACAAGGGCTTCGACCCGGCTACCCAGCCGAAAGATCCGCGCATTGTCGTCGCCGAGATGAAAACTCAGTTCGATATGGCCAAGCTGCAGAACGCTCAGCAGGAATTCGCAGCAACCCTCATGGAAGACCGTCGCCTCAACCAGGCGGAAATGGTCAAAATCCAGGCGGAGGTCATCTACCTCCTGGCCCAAGCAGAAGGCGAGATCGACAACAAAGAGATCGTCCGTATGCAGACCGCCCTCGCTGCGATGAAGTCGCGCGACGAGAGCATTCGTGGTCGTGTTGACCAGCTACTCAAGCTAATGGAGATGCAAAGTGAGCCAGATCGTCGACCAATCGACGCTGGAGCAGTACAACGATTGGCTGGGGCACCCGATAACGGTGCTCCTCAATCGGTACCTGCGCCAGCAGCGGGAGGCCTTGAAGGAGCAATGGGCTAACGGCAATTTCACTGCCGCAACGTCCGAGCAAACCGCCCTTCTCACTGCCAATGCTGTCGGCCAGTGTGAAGTTCTTTCCACCCTCTTAACCCTCGAGCCAGACCAACTTTTCGCGGAGCCAGATCAATGACACAAGCCACAACCAATACCAGCGGAGTCCGCCCCCTCGGCTGCGCAGTGCTCGTCGAGTATTACGAGCCGGAGCGCAAGGAGTCCCTCATCTACGTCCCCGAGACCGTCCGCAAGGGCGAGGTGCTCGTCGAGCAGCGTGCTGTCGTTGTCGAGGTGGGGCCGGAGTGCTGGCTGACCGAGACACAACCTCGCGCCAAAGTGGGCGACAAGGTTCTCATCGCTCGCCTGTCTGGCTACGCCCTTACCGGCCCAGCCGACGGTCGCCTCTACCGCATCGTCAACGACCGTGACATCTTCGCCGCGATCGTGCACGAAGGAGCACCGGCATGAGCGCCGAAGTCGAGCAAGCCGCCCGCGAGATGGGCTGGCGCCCGAAGGAAGAGTTTCGTGGGGACACTTCCAAGTGGGTCGATGCCGAGACGTTTGTCTCGCGCGGAGAGAACTTCATCCCGATCCTGCGTGCTGACCGCGAGAAGCTCCGCGGCGAAGTGGCCGAAACCAAGGCCGCCCTTACGGAAACGCAGCAGCTCCTCCGTGCCTCGCAAGAGGCCATCGACGAGCTGAAGCGCTACCACAGCGAGGATACTGCGCGTCAGGTCGAGAAAGCCAAGAAGGATCTCGTCAAGCAACTCAAGCAAGCGCGCGAAGACGGCGACGTCGAAGCCGAAGTCGAAATCCAGGACGAGCTGACCAAGATCCGCACGGCCCAAGCAGCGCCCGCTCCGGCCCCCAAGCCTGCAGCTCCCGCCGCTCCAACCCCGCCCGCGGACCCGGACTTCACCGCCTGGTCAGCCAACAACAGCTGGTTCGCCAGCAACCCGCGGCTTCGCGGTCTGACCCTTGGCATTGCCGAGGAACTCCGTAGCAAGCAGCCCAGTCTCAAAGGCAAGGCGTTCTACGACGCCATTGACGCCGAGATGGCTGACTACCTGGACCCGCCTGCTCGCGGCACCGACAAGGTGCAGGGCGGTCGCGGCCCGTCTGGTGGCTCTGGCGGCGGCTCTGGCGGTCGCCAGAAGACCTACGCCGACTTGCCGGCCGATGCAAAGCAGGCGTGCGATGGCTACGCCAGCAAGCTTGTCGGCCCTGGCCGTGCCCACAAGGACCTTGCCTCCTGGCAAGCTGCCTACGCTGCTGACTACTTCTCCGGAGAATGACCGTGACCGATCCCATCAAGCCCGAAACCCTCGTCAACCCGGCGAACCCCCCAGCCAAATCCGCTGGCCGTCGCATCCCGATGGCCCTCCCCACCCTCAAGTTGGCTGTTCCGGAGATCCCAGGCTACGTCCTGTACTGGTTCCGCGGGACTGGCCAGCGCATCCAGCAAGCCCTTAATGCCGGCTACGCCTTTGTCGAGCGCGATGAACTCGTGCTCAACGGTCACGGCCTGGCAACCAGCTACGACGTCGATGGTAACACCGACCTGGGCACTCGCGTCAGCGTGGCCGCCGGAGGCGACGATGCCCCGGGCCAAGCCGGCCGCTTGTACCTGATGAAGATCAAGAAGGAACTCTGGCTCGAGGACGAAGAACTCGTTTTCGACCGGCACGAGCAAATCGCTGGGCAGCTGCGCGGCGACAAGGGTTTCACCGAAGCGGGCATGGACTCCACGCAGCGCTACACCCGCGGTGAGAATCGCAACATGTTTACTCCACGGAGGTCTTAAGTGGCCAACAACAACGCTCCTGCCGGGCTCGTCCCGGTCGAGTACCTCAGCGGCGCGCCCTGGAACGGCAAAGCTCGGCGGTACCACATTCCCTCGTCTGACGGCAACGCCTACGCCATCGGCGACCCAGTCACCTTGAACGGCACTGGCGACACCCAAGGCGTTCCCGGCGTCGTGATCGCCACGCCTGGCTCCGGCATCGTTGGCGTCATCGTCGGCGCAGGCGGCCTGACCTACGGCGGCATGTCGGCTGATCCGACCAACCTGAACACGACGGTGATCCCGGCAACCAAGACGAAGGACTACTACGTCCTCGTGGCGGACGACCCGAACATCATCTTCGAAGTCCAGGAGATCGGCACCGGCACCGCGCTGGCAGCAACCGCCATCGGCTTGAACTGCAACCTCGTCGCCGGCGCCAACTCGGGCTACCAGTCCGGCTGGTTGCTGACCAACACGACCGAGCTCGGCACCGCCACGCTCGACGTCAAGCTGATGGGTCTGCGTCAGATCCCCAACAACGCTTTCGGCGCCTACGCCAAGTGGAGCGTCCTCATCAACAACCACGTCTACCGCTGCATCGCGGCTGGCGTGTAACAGGAGAACACCATGCCTGGTGGCGTCATCAATACCGGCTCGCACCCGAAACTGCTTTGGCCTGGGGTCCGCGCAATCTGGGGTCAGGTCTACGCTGGCCACGCGGCCGAGTACCCGGATCTGTACGACTGGGATACCTCGACCCGTGCCTACGAAGAGAACGTGCAGATCACCGGCTTCGGCCTGGCGACTGTCAAGCCGGAAGGCAACAGCGGCACGTTCGACTCGGAGACTCAGGGCATCATCACCCGCTTCCAGCACATCGCCTACAGCCTCGGCTACATGGTGACGTACGAGGAGCGCGAGGACAACCAGTACGCCCAGGTCTCGGCTCGGCGCGCCACTGCGAACGCCTTCTCGATGAACCAGACGGTCGAGACCGTGGCCGCGTTCCTGTACAACAACGCGTTCTCCAGCACCTACTTCACGACCGGCGACGGCGTGGCGCTGTGCTCGGCCTCGCACGTCCGCGCAACTGGTGGTACGTTCTCGAACGCGCTGACCCCAGCCGCTGACCTGTCCGAGGCCGCGCTCGAGGATCTGTGCATCCAGATCATGAACGTGCAGAACGACCGCGGTCTGCAAGTCTCGATCATGCCGCAGAGCCTGCACGTGAGCACCGCCGAGTGGTTCAACGCCAACCGCATCATGAAGTCTGTGCTGCAGTCGGACACCGCCAACAACAACATCAACGTGCTGAAGGCGACCAACGCCTTCCCCGGCGGCATCAAGATGAACCACTACTTCACGCAGCCGAGCACGTGGTTCGTGCGGACCAACTGCCCTGAAGGCATGACGGCGTTCTGGCGCCAGAAGCCGGACCTGCAGCAGGACAACGACTTCGACACGCGCAACAGCAAGGCCCTGGCCTACATGCGTCTGTCCGTCGGCTGCACCGACCCGCGCGGCATCTTCGGCTCCAACCGGCCGTAATCCAACGCTGGAGGTCTGGGGCTGTTCCCCGGTTAAACAGGATTTCCTGGCCCCCGCCTTCTCTCCTTACGCCTTCGGGCGTGCAACCACACGTAAGGATTCATCATGGGCTCTCCCGTTCGTTTTCCCTTTGGCGTCACCACTGCCGACAAAGTCGACCCCCTTGGCATGTACGGTCTGCCTGACCCGACCGGCTGGCACACCTACTTCGACGACTTCGACACGTTCACTGCCGCCCAGTGGACCATCACCACGACCGAAGCGGGTGCTGGCTCCGCAACCGAAGCTCTGACTGATGCGGACGGCGGCGTCCTCCTCATCACCAACGACGCGGCCGACAACGACCTGGACTTCTTCCAGAAGGTTGGCGAGTCGTTCCTGCCCACCTCCGGCAAGCGCCTGGCTGGCAAGTTCCGCTTCAAGACCTCGGACGCCACGCAGAGTGAGCTGTACTTCGGCCTGATGGTAACGGACACTGATCCGTTCAGCTCCACCGTTGGCGACGGCGTGACCGACGGCATCTTCTTCATGAAGGAAGACGGCAGCACCGACGTCGGCTTCTACGTTCAGAAGGATGCGACTACCGGCCAGCTGACCAGCGCCGCCGTTACCACGCTCGCCTCCGACACCTGGACCGAGCTGGGCTTTGCCTTCGACGGCAAGCGCTACATCACCCTGTGGAAGGACGGCGCGCAGCTGGCAACGGTCGACCTGACCACTACGCTGGCAACCTACCTGCCCGACACGGAGCTGACCATCAGCTTCGGCCTGAAGAACGGTGAGGCGGTCGCCAAGACCTTGTCCATCGACTACATCTTCGTGGCGCAAGAGCGCTAAGAAAAGGGGTCTGCAATGGCTAACACCGTTACCACGCAGACTCTCCTTGACGGCCCGCGTAACCTCGTCATCCTCCTCACGGGGGTGCTGGACACCAGCAACGAGGCACGCACCATCAAGGTTGACGTCTCCTCCTACGACCCCGTTCCCACCAAGGTGCGGGTTGACAAGATTCAGTACAGCATCGCTGGCGCCTTGCAAGTGCTGCTCGACTGGGACGCCACTACGGACGTTACCTTTGCCGTGCTTTCCGGCCAAGGCGAGATCGAAGCCTGCAAGTTTGGTGGCCTGCAGAACAACGCAGGTGCCGGTGTGACTGGTGACATTTACCTGACCACGCTCGGCTACTCCGCTGGTACGGTGTCCTACACCGTGCTGCTCGAGATGACGAAAGTGAGCTTCTGATGGCCGCGCCCGCTTCCCTCTACACCCCTCTCCGGATGATCCGGCAGGCGTTGAAGGACTGCGGGCGCCTTCAGACTGGCGAAGAGCCCAAGGGCGAAGTGCTGGCTGATGCGCTCGAGCGGATCAACGACCTGATCAACTTTTGGCAGACGCAAGGGCTGAAGCTGTGGCTGAACAGCGTGCAATCAATCACCCCGGTGGCTGGCACCGCGCTGTACACGCTCGGCCCGGCCGGCTCTATCGTCACCGTCAAGCCCACTCGCGTGATCGAGGGCTGGCGAGTCACTTCCACCGGCCAGCGCACTCCGTTGACCGCGCTGTCCTGGAACGAGTACCACCGTCTGGGCAACCTGACGACGTCTGGCTACACCAACAGCTACTTTGTGGACAAGCAGGCAGCCAACCTGATGGTCCGTTTCTGGCCGGTTCCTGACACGGCCGTCGCTACCGGAACGCTGGAACTACTTTTGCAGACGCAAGCCACCGCGCCGACCGAGCTGGACGAGACCATCTCGTTTCCGGTCGAGTGGTACCTCGCGCTGCGCTGGGCACTGGCGGACGAGCTTTCCTCCGGTCAACCCGCCATCATCATGGAACGCTGCGCCGGCAAGGCTGCATCCTATCGCCAAGCGCTCGAGGATTGGGACGTCGAGGACACACCAACTCGGTTCCAGCCCGACTCGCTTGCCTCTGGACTTCAACCGTCGAGGTTCCGCTGATGCTGACGAAACACGACCCCGCTGAGCGTGCCGAGCGCAAGATGGGCGAGACCGATGCCGAGACAATCGCCAACCACATGGTTGACAAGCTGGTCGAGCGCCTGTCTGACGAGCGTACAGTCAACGCGCTGATGGCTGTGTGGACCAAGCAATTCGACCAGCATATCGGCCAGACGTTTCGCAGGGGCCTGTGGATCTTGGTCACAGCCTTTGCTATCTTCATGGCTGTCCGCTTCGAGGAAGTCACTTCGTGGCTTACCAGGCGTTAAATTACGGGAGCGCATAAATGCCCGATTATACGCGCGATCAACCCAAGGAGCTGACGCTCCCGCCTCGCCTTCCGCTGATCGGCATCCCGAACCAGCGCGGGGCGAGTGCGGCTCGCGACTCTCGCCTGGTCAACGGGTATGTCGAGTTTGGGCAAGACGAGGTCTTGCGCATCGTTAAGCGTCCAGGGTTGACTGTCAAGTACACGCTGGACGGGTACGGTGCCGGCTTGTTCGGCAACTACTCTGTTTTCTACGAGCAGACTTCGGAGAGCATAGCAACCGGCAGGCTGTGCTTTGATGGCACTTCAACTGTAACAATCGACACCCACAGTGTAATTGGCATCAGCGAACGCTTCTTTTCGTTTGTAGACGCGCCAACAGGGCTCGACACGGAAGTACTGTTTTTCCACAATACCTACTTCGCTTACGTGTGGGACGGCGCCGCACTTAAAGTCATCCAATCCGCCGATCAGGCGGTTGGCCCACTCACCTGCTCAATCACGAATGGGAGCACAGCTGTTACCGCGGCTTCCACAGCCTATCTGACGCAGTACAGTAGCGTGTCCGGCACTGACATCACAGCCGGGACCTATATCCAGTCGATCGACTCGAGCACTGCTTTCACGCTTTCAGCTGCCGCCACAGCGACCAACGCCGGCGCAGCCCTTAACTTTGTCACCGCCGGCCCGCCATATAAAGATGGTAGTAACTTCTCGTCAATCAAGCAATTTGTTCATGGCGTCGCCGTCCTTAACAAGGCTGTTTACCTGTTCAGCACGCAAAGCAAAGTTGCTGGCGCAGACCCGGATGCCCCGCTCGCTTGGCAGCCCCTTAATTTTCTTTTTGCCTACGTTGAGCAAGACGCTCCAGTCGCATTTACCCGTCAGCTGACGCATGTTGTCGCGCTCAAGTCTACCTCGACCGAGTTCTTCCGCGATGCCGGCAATTCGCCAGGTTCCCCGCTCGAGCGCGTGGAGGGGCAGCATTTGGATGTCGGCTGCTACAACGGGCGGACTGTCCAGTCCATTGACGGTGTCTTGCTGTGGGTCTCCAACACCGAGTCCGGCTTGCGTAGTGTCTACTCCATGGAACGCTTGCGCGCTACCGAGATTGCTACACCAGCTGTCAGGCGTGCGCTGGAGAGCCTGGCGCCAACCTACGCTATCTCATTCTCCCTGGCTGGCCACTCTTTTTACGTCGTGACTGACCCGACCGCCGGAGTCAGCCTGGTCTACGATCTCAGTTCAAAGCTGTGGTACTACTGGAATGCGCTTGGCTCCACGTATTTTCCATTCACCGCAGCAACGTACGTTGAAGGCGAAACCCGCCTGCAGCACGAGAGCAACGGCAAGATCTATGTGTTCGATCTGGATGCTGTGGATGATGCTGGCAGCGACATTGTGATGGACATTTTCCCGCCGCAGTTTGATGCCAACACTCGCCTGTCCAAGACGATCTCCCGCATGCACCTTGTTGCGGACCAGCAGCCCGGCAGCACCTTGCTCGTCCGTACCAACGACGCCGATCAAGCAACTGGCGAGTGGACCAACTGGCGTATGTTTGACCTTAGCCAGGAACGCCCAACGCTTTCCAACTGCGGCTCGTTCAGCCGACGCTTCTACCATTTCCGGCACCAGGCGCGCACGCCTTGCCGTCTGACTGCGGTGGAGCTGGAGTTGTTGGTAGGGACACTCTGATGGCCTACACCCCGCCACCAAAGTTTTACCCGCCAGTCGTTCTCGACGAGGGCACCGCAAAGTACGAGCTGACACAGCCGTGGCATCTGTGGTTCTTGAACCTCGGGCGTGCAATCGGCGTGCTGCAAGACGCTTCCGCTGCCGGCTACACCGGCACAGTCACACTAGCCAAAATCACTGGTGGTGGAGCTGATGGCTCCCTCACTGTCGTCAACGGGCTTATCACGGCTGTAACAGCGCCGACGTGAGGTATGTATGGGATGGTTTAGTGATTTTTTTGACGACGTTTTAGGCTTTGACCCAAACGGCGGTGGAATTTATAAAGTAGCAAGAGACATTCTCGGTGATGATATTGCCGATGATATTCTTGGCATGGATCCTAATGGCGGCGGTGCCATCAAAGCCTATAACATTATCGGGCCTGCTTTACTCACAGCTGGAGCTGCCACTGCCGCCGCTCCGCTTCTTGGTTTTGGTGCCGGCGGCGCGGTCAGTGGAGCTGCAAGTGCTGCTGGGACAACAGCAGCTAGTGATATTGCCTTTTTAACGGCAAATGGAATGTCTGCGGCAGAAATTGCAGCAGCGTTTCCAGAGCTTGCCGCAACAGGCGGATTGACTGGAGTTGGCGGTGCAGCTGGTGGTATTGTAGGCGGGGGTCTTTCCGCATCTGGTACAACTTACGGTACTATAGGGGCAGATCCTAGCACTTTAGGTGCTGGTGGAGCCGGTCTGTCTTCTAATGCAGGGCTCCAAGCCCCTATTTTTACTGGCGGTGGTTCTGGGGTAGTCGGTAGTCTTGGTATGACGCCGGGGGTGGTGAGTGCAACTTCTGCCGGATTGTCTGGCGTTTTTAGCGGATTGCAAAGCTACTTGCCCCTTGTCAGCAGTTTGGCTAATATAGGTTCTGGCATATACGGAATGAAACTGGCTGACGATGCTCGTGAAGCTTCCGACCCATTTGCATCACAGCGGCCCGTTTATGCTGCAAAGTTAGCGGCTCTTGAGGCCAATCCCGGCTCGATTGTCTCGCGTCCTGGCTTCCAGGCCGGTCTCGAAACCATCCAGCGCAAGTCGGCAGCGTCTGGCTACTACGGCTCGGGCAACATGGCTTCGGCGCTGTCGCGGTACAGCGGGGACTTCTATACCCAAGAGGCAACTCGGCTCGCAGGCTTGGCTGGTGCAGGGCAGACCCCTGGCGCTGGCCAGTTCCCCGCAGCAGACCTGGCGAGCCGGTCGCTAGGCTCCATCGGCTACGGCCTTGCGCCGATGCTCGAGCGTTTCATCCGGGGAGGCTGATATGGCAGACGGACTGTTTGGAATTCCGACTGGTATCCGGGCTTATCAGGACGACCAGATCAAGCTCAGCGAGCTGGCTACCCGGCAGAAGACGGCTGACGCCAGGGCGCGCCTGGCTGATGCGCAGGTAGCCAACTTGGCCGCGGACAACGCGCGGCTGGACGCTGCGGCTAAGGACAAACGCGAGGCCGAAGCGGACGCTCGCCGGATTGAGCAGGCACTTGGGCGGCTCGCCCAGGGCTTGCCTGCTGACGGGAGCGAGGCACCAACCGTCTCGTCCCTCGCGGGTGGCACCAAGTTTGATGCGCTGCTCGACCGGGGTGCTGCGCAAGTGCAATACCTGCAGAGCATTGGCCGCGTCAAGGAAGCCGGCGAGTTGCTTGCCAAGTTGTCGGGTGGCGTGAAAAATCTGGCTGATGCTCGACTGTCTGCTACCGCTGCCAAGGAAAACGAGTGGGACGCTGCTATCAAAACATATGAATTCACAGCTAAGATTTTTTCTGGGGTCGTAGATCAAGCTTCCTATGACCAGGCAAAAATGCGGATGGCCGCAAGCGGTTTATTTGACGACAAAGATTTCAAAGCAATGCCAGCGCAGTTTAGCCCGAAGTTTGTGGCGCAGGCAATTGCTGGCTCAGCCGCTGCCAAGCAGAAAGCCGACTTGGCTCGCGAAGCGTCGCGTACTGCGATGCAAAACAAGAATGACGCGGATCAGATCA